CAACAGCTTCTGATGCACTAACTGGTTCTACAACTGCCGGTCTTCAGACAACTGTTTGGGGTAACTCCACAGACGGTAATGGCGTTTCTGATCAAGCTGATAATGACTCATGGGGTATTGTTGGTCCAGCTAAGACAAATGTAAGTGTTGATACTGGTTCAACACAGACAGGTGACTTTGAAAACACACCTAATATTCCCGAAATTAACATTAAGGTTGAAAGTGTTCCTGTTCAGGCTGTGACACGTAAGTTGAAGGCCACATGGACACCCGAACTAGCACAAGATATCAACGCATATCACGCTATTGACGCTGAAGTTGAACTAACAACAATTCTTTCTGACATTATCGCTACAGAAATTGACAGAGAAATTCTAAGCACACTTCTACAGGGTGCTACAGTTAACGCAGCTTGGTCACGTTTCCCCGGTCGTTATGTTACAGCCGGTGCCGATGTTAATACACTAGCTGCACCATCTGGAACAGGTAGTTCATCAAATTTTGGTTTCACAGGAACAAACCAAGATTGGTATCAGACACTCGCTGAAACACTACTAACTGTTTCAAACGAGATTCACAAGCGTAACATGAGAAGTGGAGCTAACTGGCTCGTTACTTCTCCCGATGTTGCAACAATTATCGAAGCCATTGCTTACTTCAAGCCCAACGCAACATTCGATCCTTCCGAGGTTCAGTTTTCAATGGGTATTGAAAGGGTTGGAACTCTAAGCAATCGTTTCACTGTATACAAAGATCCTTACTTCCCAGCTAACAAGATCCTCATGGGTTACAAAGGCCCCGGATTCCTAGACGCTGGTTTTGTATACGCTCCTTATGTTCCTCTCGTATTCACACCAACCATTTTTGAGCCAAACGATTTCACACCTCGCAAGGGTGCAATGACTCGTTACGCTTCTAAGATGGTTCGTCCCGAATTCTACGGAACAGTAACAGTTGCAGACCTTAACACCATTGGTGGTTAATAAATAAAATTATTTCAATTTTAAAGTTTTGTAGAGAGAGGGTGGATTTATTCCACCCTCTTTTTTTTGTTTAAAAAAATCTATAATTTATTATATTTCATATAATCTTTTTAAAGGAGAGTATATGAAAATAGATGTTTTAGATAAAGGGTATGTAGAGTTAGTAGGAAATATAGGCACAGATCTTACGCCTGTGAATGCCGCAAGAGTATCGTTTGATGGTCTTAGTGAAGAATATAGTAATAAAGATTATAGATTAATAAAGTATCTTATTAAACACAAACACTTTTCCCCATTTAGACATCAACATTGTATGTTCATTATAAAAGCACCAGAGTTTGTAATGAGACAATGGTATAAACACGTAGTTGGAGTTGAAACAACTTCAGCACATTCTACTAAAGATCATGCATGGAATGAGATTAGTGGTAGATATGTTCCATATGATGAGTTTTATAATCCACAATTTTTCCGTAAACAGAGTGAAGACAATAAACAAGCTTCTGATGGTTTGGTCACTGATCAGATAATGGCAAGAACATTATGGTGTGAAGCACAAGATCAAGCAATTATAAGTTATAAGAAGATGTTGGAGATGGGTGTAGCAAGAGAACAGGCTAGATCTATTCTTCCATTGACTTTATATACAAAGGTTTATTGGACTGCTTCTTTTCAATCTATTATGAACTTCATTGAGCTTAGAGATGAAGCAACCTCTCAGTTAGAAATACAAGAGTATGCAAGAGTATTAAAAGATATAATGCAAGAAGTATTTCCTAAAACAACCCAAGCTTGGCTAGAAACTATAAATAAGGAGTAAATATGTCAATATTATTAGTAAATTCAGAACAACATTTAGAAGATCCGGTTGATAACACAAATAAAAACGAAAAAGGTATAGAGATTCCAGTAGGTATTAGGTTTTATAATCAGTTTGGATATAAGGATACTGTAGAGGTTGGTTGTGTTATGCCTTTATACGGTTACTCAGAACATATATCAATTAATGTTTTAAATACAGAGTCTCCATCTGGTGTTTTGTTGGATAGTAACCCTCTTGAATATGATTTCACTGGAAAGAATGTTATATCATTAGGAGTTATTGAACATTTGGGTAAAGATGAAACATCAATAAGTTTTGATGAAGACGCACCTATCAAGCTTTGTGAGAAAATAATCTCAGAAGCTAATAACTATATCATTAGTTGTGCTTTGCTTTATAATGATGTGCTAGATGATTGGTTAAAGCAGAAAACAAAAGAGGCAGATTTTAATTGGTGTGGTTATACTCTTGATAACTCATCACAGTTTTGGAGTTGTAGGGAAAGGGATGAAATTTGTTTTGATATGAAATATAAGTATGGTGGTAAATATCAATTTGCAAATTCTAACATATTTTTAAGCAATATTACTTAGTAATAAAGCATTTTATATATTGACTTTATGTGTTAAAATCCGTATATTATTATATACAAATTTATGGAGGTTTTTATGGATATAATAAGTAAAATACATAGTGAATATGATAATAACATAGAGGAAACTGTAAGGTCAATATATAAAAATAAAATAAAGCTTCCTGTCTTTATTAAAAGTGTAAAAAATATGTCTACTTCATATGGATTATACGGTTTGTGTCATATAGATGACTATATGCGTGGCCCTAATAAAATGCCAGATCATTTTTATAATAAAATATTGTTTGATATGCATGATGAAACAAATAATAGAGATGGATACTTTCATCACATCACCGTATCAGAATGTATTTTAAATACTAAAAGAAAAACAAGTAAGGAGTGGGATTATTCAACTTATAAAAAAATAACAAACAATCCCACAATGTATTGGTTAACAAATATTTTAACACATGAGCTACATCATGCATGGCAACATGATAAAGTGATTGTTAGAACAAAAAATAAGAGCATAAAAATACTTGACAATATTGATAAAATGTGGTATATTAATATATATGAATTTGATGCTGAAGTTGAAGCTAATAAGTTAAGAGTTGATTTCATCAAAAAACTAATAGGAGATTGATATGGATACACCATCTAAAGAAGATTTGCAACAGGTTTTACAATATATTTCTGATTTGATTGATGAACATGGTAAGGAAAGGAAGGAAAACATTGAAAAAGTTTTTGAACGTATTGGCGAACACTTTGCTACAGCACCCGCATCTAGTAAACTACAATATCATAACGCCTTTGCTGGTGGCCTTATGTTGCATACTTATGATGTTGTAAAGACAATGTATGAGCTTAACAATCCAGTATATGGTTGTGATGAAGAAAGTATATTGATTACTGGTTTGTTCCATGATTTAGGTAAGATAGGTGGATTCAATGAGGATTTATCAGAGATTATACCTATGTATACACCTATTGATAATAGTAACTGGCGGTATAAGAATGGGGATAGATATATCTACAATGAAAACTTAGATGATTACTTGACACATTCGCTTAGAAGTATTAGATTATTGACACAGATGAATTTTCCCTTGACAAACGATGAGTTTGTTTCTATATTTAGTCACGATGGATATTTTGAGGAACAGAATCGTTCATTCACATTGATGCGTTGCCCGTATCGTTTGTTGAAGTTATTACAAGCATCCGATCAGATTTGCACAATAACGGAGAAAAATGATTGATATGAAAAATAATAAACTTCTTACTGGTAAAAAAGCTATAGCTTATAAGATATTAAAACAAAGATTAAAAGAAGAAGATATAGAAAATGTTGACTGTATTAATAGTTTATTAGAAGAAATTATTGAAAAGTTGGATAAGTATGGTTTTTATGATGAAAAAAGTTTAAATGAAGATTAGTTTTTATTATATATGGAGTGTTTAATGTCTAAAGAAGAAGAAAATAAGTTAGTAGAAGATAATATGTGGTTGATAGAGTATGTGGCAAGAAACTATGTTAAGCAGGCTGATTGGAATGATATGGTATCTGCGGGTAGATATGGATTAATGAGAGGTATAAGAAAGTTTGATAAAGATAAAGGAATAAAACCTTCTACATATTTAGTTCATTGGGTTAGAGCAGAAATAATTAAGTGTCTTTATGAAGATAGAAATGTTCATTTACCTTGGAATAGAATCAATAAGTATATTAAAGAAGGCAAAAAAACCAACTTTAATGATGGCATATATCCTCGTTTTGAAATTAGTATAGATAGTAAGTCATTTAACACTCATAATGATTTTCAAAGTGATGATGATGATATGAATAAAAACGATAATATAGAGTTTCAATCATCATTATCATCTGATTATATCAATAATTTAGACAAGAGAGAAGAATCAGAGCACATACTTTATCTATTGGAGAACACTAGATTAACTGATAAGGAAAGAAAAGTCATTGATCATAGATTTGGATTACATGGAGAGTATTCTAAGACATTGAAAGAAGTCGGAGAAATAATGGGTTATTCAGCTATGGGAATACAAAAAATAGAAAAAAATGCCTTACTAAAATTAAAAAGAAATAAAGGGTTTAGTATTCTAAATGTTTAGGAGATTTTTACAGGGAGTGTATCCTTTAAAAGAAAAAACCAAGAAATTTGATTATAATCAATTTTATTGTGAGTTATGTCACGGTGTTTTTGATGAAGAAACATTGTTCGATAAAGAATCGGGGAAGTTTTTATGTCAAAGTTGCGAGAAGAAAGTAAAGTAGATCACCCATCACATTATAATGAATGTGGCGAATTGTATGAAGCAATTAATGTTATAGAGGCTTGGGATTTAAATTTTAATCTGGGTAATGCTCTTAAGTATATTGCGAGAGCAAAATACAAAGGGAAAGAAGTAGAAGATTATGAAAAAGCTATTTGGTATATTGATAGAGAAATTAAAAGGGTTAAGGGGGCCAAAGTATAATGTAATTACAAGACAAGAATTACATAATAGATCCGTAATGAAATCAAAAGAACTAGTTTTGCCAGTTAATTTGGTGAAAAAAGTAATAGAGAATGAAAAAAATATAATAATAGAGGAGATTGTTAATATGTTAGAAAGACATCAATTAAAAGAAATGATTAGTTTGTTGGAGGTTAAGATCCAAACACTTAGGGATGATCAAGCTGTAGCTCCAACAGATAATAATAGGTTGAATATACAATCATTTACTGAAAAAATTGAAATTTTAAACAATATTTTTAGACATTATGATTTATACAATCACATTTATGGTGAAGGAGAACGTAATGAAGTATTAAGGACTAAAACTTATGCCTCCACGTAAAAAACCACCACTCAAAGAAGGTGAAAAGGTATTAAGACTTTTTATAAATGGATCAACAATAGAAATTATATCACCAATAGAGAGAGAACAATTTTTACAAGAAATGGTTCAAGATATAAATACAAATGGTATGAGACCAGAGTGGTCTGGTTGGTATAGTTTAAGATCTTATAATGGCGGAGTTGTATCAGTTAGGATACGTTGCATAGATGCTATAGAAGAGGTGAAATAAATGGAAAAAATAATCAAAACATTAGTTCATAATCAAGAAAACTCAGTATACGCAATTACAGTTAGTGATAAAATTAACACTCAAACATTGAGAAGAATATTTAATCTTCTAATGGAAGAAGAGGAGAGACTTGTTTCCGAGGGTGACTCCGATGAACCCATTTCAACCCAGACAGTAAACAATGAATAGAGAAAAATTAGAAGATCGTGCACTTAGCAAGAGAGATCATCTAATTGTTGCTGTTGATTTTGACAAAACGTTATTTGAAGAAGGTGAAGGTGGTTATCCTAATATAGGGGAACCTATTGATAAAACAATTAACTATGTTAAGGAACTGCAAGAGAGAGGTTCAAAAATAATTCTTTGGACTTGTAGAGATGGTTCAGAATTATTATCAGCAATTAAGGCTTGCAATAACATGGATTTATATTTTGATGCAGTTAATGAAAACGTCGATTCATTAGTTAACTCAGACACTCTTTCAAAGAAAGTTTACGCATCAATCTATATAGATGATAAATGTATTAATGTAGAAGATATATAATGATTAATTTAGAAAGAGCAAACAGAATAGGGAGAGGTTATGTAGAAGAAGAATATAGAGGTGCAAAGAATATAGAAGTGTTGAGAAATAAAGATTTGATATATTCATCAATGAATCTTGGTAGATATGTAAAGGATGATTGGTATTGGAAATGTGGTTTCTGTAGTGATTACACAATAAAACCAATATTAGATTACAGATGTAATAAGTGTAAGTCAAAAGTAATAAAGGTTGGTGAAGAGAAACATATGTTTTATAATACATATCTACAAAGATATTTATCACTTGGAAAGTTGGAGGCAACAGCCAATGAAGACAATAAAGAAAGATGAAGTAATAAAGAGATATAGTGATGAGAGAGCGGCATCATTAGTTCGCGAAGAAGGTTGGAGTTATACATCTAAATCAGAGTGGAAAACTCTGGTTAGAGATATTAATAAGAAACCTAAAGGGGAAGAAAGTGAGAGTAAAGATGATGTGAATTTAGAAGAAGGTAAAACCAAGAAGTCTCGTAAGTTTTATAAACAAAAGAAACGCCAGAAGATGGCACGAAAGGAAGCTAAAAATGGCTGAATATTGGACAACAATTGTTGAGTTTGAAGAAGATACTGGTAAGGCAAAGCCCAAGAAGTATAAGGAAACATATCTTGTAGCAGCAGATAGTGCGACTTATGCGGAGGCGCAAGTTCATAAGTTACTTGAAGGCGAGTCTGGGTTTACAGTGGTAAGTGCATCTAAGTCAAAAATCATTGAAGTAAAACTAACTGATGTTGAAGGTAAGCAACCTTCATAGAAAGAGAGATAAATATGAGAAAGTATATTAATACATTTTTAGTAGCAACACTTGTAGTAATTGGAACAACCTTTTGTCCGTGTGATAATCATTCAGCTTCGGCCGGTGAAAATGAAGGACATTCAACTGAGTTGGAAGTTGGTGTAGCATCTCGTCATGTGTGGCGTGGTAGTTTGGCTTCAGATGCAGTGGTTATTCAACCATCACTAACTGTTCCCTTTACAAATCCATTGGGCGGAACAACCAGTTTTAATTTGTGGGGTAATACACCTTTTAATGGAGGTGTAGGGTCAGAATTTGATCTATCTTTATCACAATCATTGGATGAGTATGGAACTATTACTGTTTCATCATATTATTATGGTGGTGAGTATGCAAATATTGAAAACCATGATATTGATTTGATTCTTGAAGTGGCAGTAGATGACATTAACTTAACAGCAAGTAGGATACTTATCTCTGAAACGGTTGAGGGTGATAACTACATTGAGGCTGGATATGCTTTGAATGATGAGTTTGATCTATTTGTTGGTGTTGGTGATGGTGGATATAGTGCAGACGGCGGCATGGATCTTGTAAATACGGGTTTTGTGTTTGAGATGTCACCGAATAGTTATGGTCGTAATCGTTGGGGTGGAGCTGCAAGAATGTTGAGAGGTTATACTTTGACTTTTGTATATAATCCAAGCACTGAAATGCCTAATTTTGTTGTAAGTAAGCGTTGGTAATATAGCAAAATATAGTATTAAATAAGCAAATCCCACCTTGACTTTTGAGGTGGGATTTGTTATATTTTATATATAATAAAAACATTAACATTACGGTAGAGATTGATGAGTAATCTAACAGAAGAACAAAAACAAAAATGGGATCATTTTGTTGAATACGCTAATAATAATGGTTTTATACATTACATAGGAAATTTATCTTTTGCCAGTTATAGGACTGGAGATGTAATCAAATTAGTAAGTGATGGTAAGGTAAGTTTTATTAAGAGAAATGCATCAGAGGATGCAGAATTTACTATGAAAGAAGGAGATTAGCTGTGAAAGAAGTAGCTAAGACAACAATTATATTTTGTATGACAGTATTGTTTGTTTTTTATGTTGTTGATAAAAAAATAGAAATATTAAACCTAAAAAACAATATAGAAAATTTAGAAGATGATTTATCAATAGATAGATCTCATATAGAAGAAACAAACAATATCATAACAGATATGAAAAATCACATAGATTTTTTAGAATCACAGTTATCAAAAACTAATGAAAAGATTAGAGAGTATGAAGACAACATACATGAAGTCACAGTAACAATGTATCATCCAGTTCCAGAACAAACAGATGACACACCAGATATAACTGCGGATGGAACAAAGTTTAAGATACATAAAGCCAGTCAGTATAGATATGTGGCGGTTTCAAGAAATATGTTAAAGAGATGGGGTGGATTCTTAGATTATGGTGACTACATTTGGGTAGAGGCAGGTAGTAAGTCTGGTGTCTATCAAGTAAGAGACACTATGAATCCAAGATACATAAATCATATTGATATATTAGAAACTCCCGGCACGTCGCCTTACAAATATGATAACGCTAAGATGAGGTTGGTTAGCTATGAACAGTAAAAGAATTAAAATAGAAAAGTTTTTTTATGGTAATTCTGATGTAGTAAATGTTAATAATAAATCATTAGAGTTTATGTATGGTGGATTAAACCCTAAAATTATTCGTAAAGAAGACCAAGAACATATGATGATTAATGGAGCATTAGCTATAGATATAGTTGATGCTGAAAAACATCATATGGAAATGAAAGAAAAAATAGACACTCTAAAATATCATCGTGAAATGACAGAACTGGGATATTATCATGAGCCTATGTCTTGGAATGAGTTCAGACAGTGGGTATTATCAAACCCAGAAGTAATGGAAGAGTGGTATGAACAAGAACTTGGTCCAGAAGGCAGATATGAAGAACCAGATGATGATATATGTTGGCAGAAAGTAGAAGAATGAATGGAAGAAGAGATATATAAGGAATATTATGGAACGAAGTATTATATATGGAAGGATATACCCGAAGATAGAATACCAAATATAGAGACAGACAAGGGTAAGAATGTTTTGGTAGCAGGAGCAAAGAAGAAGGAAAAGTATATACTAAAGAATGAACATAACGGAACATTTACATTAATGGATAATAATCAAGCATACAAATCTTTTCCAAAGGAAGCTGTGGTATTAGCATGAAACATACTATAAATTCATATTTAGAAACTTTATCTTCTAAGATAAGTGAGATTGATAGAGAAAAGTTAGAAGAAATAAAAAATCATTGGAAGACGGAATTTCAATCACAAACTTGGAAGACGAATATATATCTTATAGGTAATGGTGGTAGTTTATCTATCTGTGAGCATATCTCAACTGATTTGAATAAGCGTTGTAAGATAAGAGCACATACACTAAGCAATACTTCAATGATTACAGCATTGGGTAATGACTATGGGTATGATAATATATATTCAAAGTGGTTAGAGATGAATCGCTTGAGTATGTATGATTATGTTGTGGCCGTATCATCCAGTGGTAAGTCTGTTAATATAGCTAAGGGATTGCAATATGCGTCAGAACGTAAATCAAATACACTTACTATTTTTGGTATGAATGGAGAACCTATTATACCAGAGAATAGAAGAAATAGTTTTATTCATATTGATAGTCACAATTACGGTGTGGTAGAATTAGCAAGTGAGATTATATTGCACAGTATAGTAGAGGATTTGGTGTTAGAATAATGAATGAAATAGTAGAGTTACTAACGTTATTTTTTATAGTCGGACTTATGTATGCTATTGTTATTATAGCGGAGAGGAATAGAATAGATAAGGATAAATGAAATGAGGTAAGATGCCGTATAAAGATCCAGAGAAGCAAAGAGAATACCAAAGAAAGTGGCATGCAGAAAACGCAGAGAAGCAAAGAGAAAAAAGTAGAGAGTGGTATGCAGAAAACAAAGAGCGGAAAAAAGAATACAGTAGAAAGTGGAAGGCAGAAAAAAAAGAGAAGGTAAGAGAATACAATAGAAAGTGGAAGGCAGAAAATCCCGAATACCACTCAACGTGGAAAAAAGAAAAATACCACACAGATCGTTGTTATAAATTGAGAGTTATTGTGTCAAAATCAGTGAACAAAGCATTGAAAGAAGGTAAGGGTGGTGAATCAATACTACCTTATGTTGATTGGAATAGTTACGAAGAGATGAAAGAGCACATAGAAAGTCAGTTTGAAGATTGGATGACTTGGGATAATCATGGTGAATGGCACATAGACCACATCAAACCACAATCGGTATTGCTTAAAGGTGTAACAAGTATGGATGACCCAAAGTTTAGAGAATGTTGGGCATTGGAAAATCTAAGACCATTGGAGGCAAAAGAAAATATGTCAAAGGGAAAAAAAATAATAGATGAATAAACAATTTCAAACCACTAAAGAGAAAAGAGATGAAAAGTAATAAAGGAATTTATGTAATAAACACAGGCCAAGTAGAAAAGAAATTTACTATATATAAAATTGGCAAATCAACCAATATAGAACAAAGATATAAAGAATGGAGAACTCGTTGGCCCTTTTCCAAATTAGAAGGCTTCTGTGATTGTAGTATGTATAATGAGGGATATATACTTAGTGATATAGAAAACTTTATACATAAAACATTACAAGATTATAACATGAAACCGA